TGGACGCACATCAGTGTGCCTAACACTATAGGTGCAAAGCCTCGGCAGCAGGCACTTATCATTGACAAAGCGAACACTCGACCATTTGCCTGATCCATGGGAAAATGAGTCATGCTGAAAAAACTTACCTTAAAAAGCGGCGTGAATCGTGAAAATACACGATACACCAGTGAGAACGGTTGGTATGAGTCCGATAAAGTTCGGTTTCGCCAAGGCACGCCCGAGAAGATCGGTGGTTGGGTACGTATTTCAGCGGCTACTTTTCAAGGTGTCTGCCGGTCTTTGTGGAACTGGGTAACCCTAGGGTACCAGAATTTGATGGGGGTGGGAACTAACCTAAAGTTCTACATTGAGAATGGTGGCGCGTACTACGACATTACCCCTGTAGGTATAACCCGCGCTCTAACCAATCCATTCACCACAAACGGCACAACTACGGTACTAGTTACCGATACTTCGGGTGGTTACATAAACAATAACTACGTAACTTTTTATGGTGGTACTGCAGTGGGGGGCCGACTCATAACTGGTGAGTACAAGATTACGCTGGTTAGCCCCACGACTTACAACATAACTATATCCGCAGCTGCTACACCCGCTACCGGCGGAAGCACAGTGCAAGCGGTGTATCAAATAAACCCCGGTTCGGAGTATGCAGGGCCCATAGTTGGTTGGGGGGCAGGGCCATGGGGTTCAGGTACTTGGGGTAACGGCATAGCTTCTACCGAAACAATACGGCTGTGGAACCAAAATAACTTTGGGCAAGACCTTATTTACGGCCCTCGTGGAGGCCCACTCTACTACTGGAACGCTAGCGTTGGGTACCAAGCCAATACGGTAACTATATCTATTGGGGCATCCGCGCTAGTGTCAACTACGACCAATATCCCCGACCTTACCCCAATTACACTGCAGACTACAGGGGCTTTACCTACCGGCCTGACTGCGGGTACTACTTACTACACACGCATTGTATCCCCTACAACTTTTAATCTATCCCTAACGCCCACAGGCGCACTAATTACTACATCTGGCACACAGTCCGGGGTACAAAGCGTATCTCCTCGTGGTGTTTTATTAAGTTCCTTGGCCGGTGCAAGCAGCGTACCCTTGACGCAGAACTACTTCCTCGTATCGGACACTAGCCGGTTTGTAATTTGTTTTGGTACCAATGATGCTGCTAGCACAGTTTTCAACCCCATGCTAGTACGCTGGTCTGACCAAGAAAGTGCCGTTGAGTGGTATCCTTCCGCTACAAACCAAGCAGGTAGTTTAAAACTTTCTCACGGGTCCAAAATTGTAACGGCTCTGCAAAGCCGCAAAGAAATTTTGATTTGGACGGATTCAACTATTTACTCACTGCAGTATCTAGGTGCACCTATTGTGTGGGGCAGTACACTACTTGGGGATAACGTATCTATTGCAGGCCCTAATGCGGCAGCCATAGCGTCTGATGTGACTTACTGGATGGGGGTTGACAAGTTTTACAAATACGATGGACGGGTGCAGACTCTTCGCTGCGACCTACGCCAATTCATTTACGACAACATTAATTTAGCCCAAGCTGACCAGATTTTTGCTACTACCAACGAGGGCTTTAACGAAGTCTGGTTTTTTTACTGCTCTATATACGGGCCTAGTGGGACTAATACAATCCTGAATCCAAATGTAACTATTGATAGCTATGTGGTGTACAACTACGTAGAAGACAACGGCAATGGGATTTGGTATTACGGCTCTCTGGCACGCACTGCATGGATTGACACTGGACTGCGCAACAACCCCGTTGCAGCTACGTACGCTAACAACTTAGTCAATCACGAATCTGGGGTAGACGACGGCACCCTCGAAACTCCAGTAGGTATTAGTGCGTTTATAACCAGCGCACAATTTGACCTTGACGACGGCAACAACATATCGTTTGTTTGGCGTATGCTGCCTGACCTGACTTTCCGGGGGTCTACAGATGGCACTACTCCCAGTTTGACCATGCAGCTCCTACCACTTAAAAACTCAGGCTCGGGGTACACCAACCCTAAATCGGTAGGCGGCGTTGCCTCCAACGCACAAGAGGCGGTAGTTGCGACCCAAACGTACCCAATTGACCTTGACACGTACAATGGGCAGCTTAACATCCGCGTAAGGGCACGGCAGATGGCTATGAAGATTGCATCCACTCAGCTAGGCACCCAGTGGCAGCTAGGTAGCCCCCGAATTGATTTGCGCAGCGACGGCAGGAGATAGGCATGTCCCAAGTAAACGTAACCGCCCCTCGGCTACCCAACGCCACCAAAGAGTACGATGCCAACGCCATGGATCAGTTCTTTTCTATTTTGCGTAGGTACTTCACACAGCTTGACAATCGAGGCCCTATAGCCGCAGCATCGCAATTTCAAGGTACTGCAGTTGTCGCTGGACTGAGCTTCCCACCTAACCCCGGCTCTACAACCCCCAGCCTGCCTACCCAATCCGACCTAGCTAACCTCCGCGTAGGAGACATTTACTACGACACCACGGCGGGTAACGTATTGAAAGTGAAGGTGTAGTATGGCTGAGATGACCACACAGGACATTGTTAAAACCGAAGTAGAGCGCACCATGCCGGGGGTTGATTGGCGCATTGTGTACGCACAGATTCACGAAATGATAAAACTCCCCAAGCACCGCATCTTCCGCGCTAACAACAGTTTGTTCATCATTACTAACAACGGGGACAAGACCGCTGACGTTGCAATGTGCAATGCAGATACACCCCATGACATGCCTAAAAGCATCAAAGACTTTTTTAAAGCCATGAAAAAATGTGGGTTTATAGAGGTTGAGTTTGCTACTGACCGCCCCGCAATGCTGCGTATGGTTGAGCGTGCGGGGTATAAACCACAGACATTTCCGATAGCCAACAGAAAAACTGCCGCAAATCGGCAGTTAGTACGAACAAAGGTAGTGCTGTAATGTGTCTCCCCGGTTTTGACCCACTAGGAACTACTCGTAGCGACTCAGGGTTACTTGGAAGTCTTGCTGATCTCAATAAGGCTGTAAATACTGGGCTTGCTGACTTTAATAAATCTTTAAATTTTGAACTGGCAAACGCGGACAAAAGCCTTGGGCTCAGCACCACCGTTACTGCGCTAGTCAAAAACCCACTGCCTACGCTTGCAACCATAGCATTGACCGCTGTAGGGGTACCTGCGCCTATTGCAAACGCAATGGTCACTATGGCGAATGGTGGTAGTCTTGAGCAGGGTGTTATATCCATGGCTACCTCGTTCATTGGAGACTATGTAGGAGAGTCTGCGGGAAACGCGTTCAAAGGATCGGATTTTGCTAAAGGGCTCAAGGGGGTTGATCCAGCACTGGCATCAGTAATAAAACAGGCTGTTACTAGCGCCTCGGGCAGCGCTGCTGTTTCGGTGCTTAGCGGCAAAACTAATCTAAGTGACATACTAGCCAGCGCAGCTAACGGGGCGGTTACATCGTATGTAACTCAAAAACTAACTAAAGAGTTGGGGTTCACTGACCCTAAAAAACTTGATACAAAACTAGTCAATAACGCCATATCCTCCGCTACTAATGCAATCCTCAAAGGGCAGGATATTGGTAAGGCCATGACCTCTTCGGTTGTACAAACTGCGCTAACAGAGGGTATTAAAACTGGTGTTGACACGATTGTAAAAAACAATGCTACATTAGAAACCCTAAATACAAACATCACAACCGCAGTTAACAGTGCTAAAAAATATTTTACAGATACTGTAGATACAGCATGGAAAACTCTAACAAATAAAAGTACTGCTTACAATGCAGTAGTAAACCAAATTAATTACAGCGCAGCAATGTACACTGCGGAATCAAAGCGTGCTACAGAAGCTACCGTATACCAAGATAAGTACGACGCATACACTAACGCCCAAGAACATGCAAATAAATTAAAAGAAGCACAGGCACAGTTAGCTCCTGCTAAACAAGCCTACGACCTAGCGCTAACTGGATATACCGAAGCTAAAACTAATTACGATAGCCGCATACAAACTGTAAATAACTACAATGCGCAGATTGAAGAATTAAATACAGTACAGACTGGTCTTGTTACCAAAGTATCTGAGGACGTAGCTACTTTTGAAGGCGAAGCTGCTAAAACCGGAAACTTACTAGCTACTCAACTCGGGTCTAATGCGGTTAACGCAGCTACGCAGCTAGTTGCTACCGCTGCGGATTTCCCGGACTATGCCACGTACCAGCAATACGGAGGTGTAGACTCCGCGTATACAAGCACAGCCGAGGCTA